AGAAAGTGGGCTTGTAAGACTTACGGGATTTTAGACGCAGACTTAGAACTTTTATTTTATTTAGATTGTGAAAAAAGATTCACACGAAAAGATTTCATGGACGGAGCATACACATTTTCTTGGGACAAAGCAAGGTGGGACAGGCTTAGGCAAGATGGCTGGATAGATGTATGGAGACATAGAAATCGTACCACTATAAAGTATAGTGTGTATCAAACATCATATAGATGTAAACAATTAATAAATAGAATATATCGTATATTATTAGGTGAAGAAGACATGCCTACATCTGATCGTAGTATATTCTATAATAACAAATCATATACAGACAAGGTTTATAATAAAGCTATAGATGATATGATTAAAGATAAAAATAGATAATGCCTTATATTCAAAAAAACAATCCTTATCCAGTTACAAGTTGTGGTAGACGTAGAACGTTTATGCAAGGTGGTGATCCTGGAGATGATAGAACTAAAGAAAGTCCTTTTGGTAAAAGAATAAGAAAAACAACAAAAGGTAAAGGACGTAATTTTAGAAGCACATCAGAGGGTGCTGGTATGACAGCAAAGGGTGTTAAGGCATACAAAAGAGCAAACCCAGGTAGTAAGTTAAAAACTGCAGTTACTGGTAAAGTAAAAGCTGGTAGTAAAGCCGCTGGGCGTAGAAAATCGTTTTGTGCAAGATCAAAAGGTTGGACAGGTGAAAGAGGTAAAGCTGCTAGACGTAGATGGAGATGTTAAATAATAAAACTAATAATATGAAAAAAGAATATACACCTTTTAAAATGAAAAACGCTAACTCACCTGCAAAATGCTGGAAGACACATAAAAAAGTGGGTATGAAAAAATCGCCTACAAGACCTGGTAAAATGGTTAATGATTGTGTTAAAAAATAATGGGATTTAAATTAGGGTCAGAAAAAAGTAATTATGCTGTTGGTGGTGAAATACGTAAAAAAATGCGTTTTGGTAGAGAGGCTGGTGGTGATGCATCTGTGCCAGGTACACCTGTTATAAGAAAAAACTTAGACCCTAATATTATGGGTGAGGCTAATATGGACGGTAGTATATTTATAAGTAATAAAATACAACCAGGTAGCTTTGAAGAAAGACAAGTTTTAAATCACGAGATGGTACACGCTACACAAATGCGCACAGGTAAATTAGAGTATGGTGATAACTTTGTTAAGTATGATGGTGTTACATATCCAAGAGAGACTAGAAATGGTAGAGATATGATTAAAATAGATGGTAAATGGACTGAGGCTGGTGGAAACTTTCCTTGGGAAAAAGATGCTAATTATGGAAATATTTAAAGACAACAACGATTGGAACGAGAAATCTGTAGTGGGTTTTATTGCATTTGCAATAATGTGTGTGATTATGATAGTAGATCTTATAACCGGTTGGTTAGGTAGAGACTTAATGATTAATGAATTTGTATATGATTCGTTTGTACTTGTAGTGCTAGGTTGCTTCGGTATAAGTGGCGTGGAAAAATTCGCAAAAAAATAAAAGATATGTCATTTAAAATGAAAAATAAAAAAGATTTTGACTTTGGTAACAAAGGTAATTTTAAATTTAATAAGAAAAACGATTACTCAGCGGACCCTGCAAGAGATTATTCACCTCACAACATAAGCGCTAGAAAAATTAATGGCACACTAAAAGAGCAAAAGAAAATAAGAGATGCTAGGTAAACTATTTTCAGGTGGAGCAACAGAACTTATAAAAGGTGTTGGCGGTGTAATAGACAACCTACATACTTCTGGTGAGGAAAAACTAGAAGCAGAACAAAAAATAAAAGAATTAATAGCTAACTACGAAGTTGAGATGGAAAAGAATATCACATCTCGCTGGGAAGCGGATATGAAGAGTGATTCGTGGCTAAGCAAAAATGTTAGACCGCTAGTATTAATATTTTTAGTAGTATGTACTATGCTAATAATATTTGTTGATGCTGGTAAACTTAACTTTAACGTAAAAGACTCTTATATAGATCTTTTACAATTAGTATTAATAACTGTGATCGGCGCTTACTTTGGTGGCAGATCATTAGAAAAAGTAAAAAAATAAATTATGGGAATAAATTCAACAGAAGTAGCTTATGGCTTTGGACAATTAGGTAGTGGTTATTTAGATGACACAGGCGCATTAACACCTCCAACAGGTAAAGTTATAGTTGCTATTCAAGTTATAGCTGAAGCTAAGTTTACAACTTTAACAGCTGATACAGCTCAAGGTAACGATGCTGCTTTTATAGGTACTGCAGCTCAAGTAACTGGTAACGGCGCTAATAGTGAAGCTATTGCATCAGGCGATTCGTTTGGAAAAGGTATCACTATCTATGGTAGATGGACAGCTTGTACTTTAGCATCAGGTACAGTAGTGGTTTATTACGGTCCAGAATAATGTTAGGACTAGGTAACAGCATAATATCTGGTAGCTATTCATCTTGGTCACCTGAAGATGTAGACAACCTAACTCTTTGGCTTGGTGTTAACACAAATATACTTGCAGATCAAGATAATAGTAATAACACTATATCTCACTCATCTAATGCGGGTAACATGCAAGATGATGATCAAATTAATAGATGGGGCGCTAGTGGTAGCACTACTATAGATGCAATACAAACTACACAAGCTGATAAGCCTAGATGGGAAACAGATGCTAGTGATCTTGGTGGTGTTAACTTTAAAGCTGCTTTGAAATTTATGGACTTAGATACACAGATAAATTGTACTGGCGCTTGTAGTTTTGCGATTAGACTAAAACCTACAAATTTTAACGCTGTTAGAACTATTATAGGTTCTACAAATACTGAATTTATCCATTTGGGTGAAGATGGTGCACAAATTAGACTAAAAGTAGATAATAATCAAATTAACTTTACGCACGCTACTGAAGCTATACCAACAAATAAATATACTTTGATTACGATAACTAGAAATTCTAGTAACCAATGGAATGCTTATGTTAGAATCTTTGGTGGAGGACAAACAGAAAAACAATGGGGAACGGCCGACCAAGTTCAAGCTGGTACTTTTACAGTGACTAACCTTGGTTGTAAAGCAAATGATAGTGCTAACTTTGATGGTTTTATGAAAGACGTACTTATTTACAACGGAACAGCTTTAAGCTCGGCTGAAAGAGCTGAACTCTATAATTATATAGGGGATCAAAATTACTAAATAACAATTAACTTAAATTAAATAAAATGGGAAAAAAGAAAGAAAAGGTTGTAGACCTTAAACCTACATCAGTTACAGAAGAACAACTAAAAAACATACAGGATATAGTTTCACCTATTAACAACGCTCAAATGGAATTAGGTAGAATAGAGTGTAGAAAACACGCACTATGTCACGACGTAGCAAAACTACAAGAAAAACTTCAAGTTATACAAAAAGAACTAGAAGAGCAATACGGTACTGTTAACGTTAATATACAAACTGGAGAGATAAACTACGATGTCGAAGCTAATTCGTAAAATATCTATAGGTAAAGATTATAAGAATGACGCTATGCACTATGCCGTGGGGCAAGAAGTGTATGGCGGTCATACTATCTGTGATATTATAGAGGAAGATGACAAGTTTAGTGTTTACATTAAAAAAGGTAAAGATGTATTACCATGGAAAGATTTTAATAAAAACATGGCTGTATCTGTAGAGTATAACCTAACATACTAATGAAAGGTGTTTACAACTTCGTTGTAGCTCCTTTAAAATCTAGATATAATAACATTAAAAATATTGATGGTAACGAGCTTATAGTTAACACAGGTATTTTTAATCACCATTATGTTAGTAGAGAAGCTATAGTTAAACAAATTCCTACTGTAGGTGTAACAGATATAAACATAGGAGATACTGTAATAGTACATCACAATGTGTTTAGAAGATGGCATAATCAATATGGTGTCGAAAAGAATAGTAGAAGTTATTTTGATGATGAAACATATTTAGTTACTAGTGATCAAATATTTCTATATAAAACAAAAGATGTTTGGAAGCCACAAAAAGGATATTGCTTTGTAATACCTTTAAAGCAAACAGACAGCTTTAGTATTGAATCTGAAAAACCACTACAAGGTATAGTTAAGTATTCAGATGGAACTGTTGAAGTTGGAGATCTAATAGGTTTTAAACCAAGCAGTGAATATGAGTTTATCGTTGATGGCGAAAGGCTATATAGGGTATTATCTAATTTTATTACAATCAAATATGAACATCAAGGAAACGAAAAAAAATATAATCCAAGCTGGGCACAAAGCAGTTGAAGAGTTAATTAAAGTTGCTAAAGAAGCTATTGTAGATTCTGACGATGACATATCAGCTGATAGATTAAAAAATGCTGCAGCAACAAAGAAGTTAGCTATATTTGATGCTTTTGAAATACTTAATAGAATACAAGAAGAAGAGAATATACTAGAGGGTAAAGAAACTAAAACCGAAGCTAAAGTGTTTAAAGGTTTTGCAGAAGGTAGATCTAAATAATGTACGAGCAAAATTTATATAGTATTGTAGAACCTATAAAGAAGACTACTATAAGTAGACTTAATAAGGGTAAGAAGTGGAAGTATGGTTATAACAAAGAACACGATCTTGTAGTTATATCTAAGACTGGTGAGATAGGTGAGATATACGAGATACAAAACTTTCAGATAGCGCTGCCTAAAGAGCGTAGTGTGTATAGCAACAAAGAAAGAAAATGGAAACAGTTTGAATATCCAAAAGAACTAGGTAGACTTAAAAATATATTTGACTGGCGTAGTTATCCTGAAGAAAAGAAAGCTGATTGGTTTGACTATATAGATGAAGAGTTTAAACGTAGAGAACAAGGTTTCTGGTTTAACAACAACGGTAAGGCAACGTACATAACAGGTACACATTACATGTACTTGCAATGGAGTAAAATAGATGTAGGTGCACCAGACTTTAGAGAAGCTAATAGATTATTCTATATATTCTGGGAAGCTTGTAAAGCAGACAAAAGATGTTATGGTATGTGTTACCTTAAAAACAGAAGATCTGGTTTTTCTTTTATGTCATCAGCTGAAACAGTTAACCAAGCCACAATATCAAGTGATGCAAGATTTGGTATACTGTCTAAAACAGGTGCTGATGCAAAGAAAATGTTTACAGACAAAGTAGTACCTATTAGTATTAATTATCCATTTTTCTTCTCACCTATTCAAGATGGTATGGATAGACCTAAATCAGA